CGAGGAAGATTCAACTTAACTCTGCTTATGGTGCTATTGGCAATCAGTATTTCCGTTATTACAAACTAGCAAATGCAGAGGCAATCACTTTGTCTGGTCAAGTTGCCATTCGTTGGATTGAGAACAAAATGAATGCCCATTTAAATAAAATTCTCAAAACAAAAGAGGTTGATTATGTTATTGCTTCTGATACCGATTCCATTTATCTTAATATGGGTCCTCTGGTTGAAACTGTATACAAGGGAAGAGAGAAAACTACTGAAAGCGTTGTTTCGTTCCTTGATAAGGTCTGTAAGGTGGAACTTGAAAAGTATATTGAAGGTTGCTACCAAGAATTGGCTGAGTATGTAAATGCTTATGAGCAGAAGATGCAGATGAAGCGTGAGAATATTGCCGAGCGTGGAATCTGGACTGCTAAAAAGCGTTACATCCTGAATGTCTGGGATAGTGAAGGTGTCAGATACGAAGAACCAAAACTCAAGATTATGGGTATTGAGGCAATCAAATCTTCAACTCCTGCACCTTGTCGTCAGATGATTAAGGACGGTCTCAAACTGATGATGAAGGGCACCGAAGAGGATGTCATTAACTTTATTGACAAGTGCCGTGATGAATTCCGAAAACTTCCTCCAGAAGTTATTGCATTCCCAAGGACTGCATCGGATGTTCGTAAGTATCATTCTTCTTCTACAATTTATGCACCAAAAACTCCAATTCATGTTCGTGGTGCTCTATTGTTCAATTATTATGTGAAGGAGAAGAAACTTACAAATAAATACTCACTCATCAATAATGGTGAGAAGATCAAATATTTGTTCTTGAAAAAACCAAATATCATTCAGGAAAATGTAATTTCCTTCATCTCTGATTTTCCTAAAGAACTTGGTCTTGACAAATACATTGACTATGAACTACAATTTGAAAAGAGTTTCGTAGACCCACTCAAGTCAATTCTTGATACGATTGGGTGGAATGTAGAAAAAACTGTAAACCTTGAACTATTTTTTTCCTAATGGATTTACCTATCAATGACGAAGAATTGAATATTATTGTAAGTGCTCTTACTCTTGCAGGAAATACGGCACTTTATCAAAAATTAAAATTGGTAAAACAATTAAAGGAACAAGGTTTACCTTATAAAAAAATTCTTCGTGAAGATTATGGAATTGTCGCATGATGCAACTTCCTATAAATGAAAAAGAGTTAGAAGTCATTATAAAACTTTTAAGGACTTCTCATCCTTCTCTTTATTCTAAACTATGGTCATACAAAATAAATTATTTGAACAGGGAGAAAAAGTAATGGACTTTTTAAAAGATATTGTAAAAGAAATTGGTGGAGAATACACCCAACTTGCTTCAGAGATTGATGAAACTGAAACTTTTGTGGACACAGGTTCGTACATTTTTAATGCTCTTGTATCCGGCAGTATATTTGGTGGTGTATCTGGGAATAAGATTACTGCAATCGCAGGCGAAAGTTCTACTGGTAAAACTTTCTTCTCTCTCGCCGTTGTTAAAAATTTTCTTGTCAATAATCCTACTGGATATTGTTTGTATTTTGATACTGAAGCAGCAATCACTAAATCCCTCTTGGAGAGTCGCGGCATCGACACATCACGTCTTGTCGTGGTTAATGTTGTCACCGTAGAGGAATTCCGTGGAAAGGCACTCAAGGCAGTTGATCTTTATATGAAGAAACCGGAAGGGGAACGCAGTCCTTGTATGTTTGTGTTAGACTCTCTTGGGATGCTTTCTACTAGTAAAGAGATTAATGATGCTCTGAACGATAAAGAAGTTCGGGACATGACCAAATCTCAACTGATTAAAGGTGCCTTCCGTATGCTGACTCTCAAACTGGGTCAGGCAAATATTCCAATGATTGTTACTAACCATACCTATGACGTTATCGGTTCTTATGTTCCTACAAAGGAAATGGGTGGTGGTAGTGGTCTTAAGTATGCCGCTTCTACTATCATATATCTTAGCAAAAAGAAAGAGAAGGATGGAACAGAAGTCATTGGAAATATTATCAAGGCAAAGACTCACAAATCACGTTTGAGTAAGGAGAATCAAGATGTTGAAGTCCGCCTTTATTATGATGAGCGTGGCCTTGATCGTTATTACGGTTTACTTGAACTTGGTGAAGAGGCAGGAATGTGGAAGAACGTCGCTGGTAGATATGAATTTAATGGTAAAAAGATCTATGCAAAGGAAATTTTAAAAAATCCGGAGCAATATTTTAATGAAGAAGTAATGCAGCAACTTGATGCATTTGCAAAACAAAGATTCTCTTATGGAACGAATTGAAACAACTATTCTCAGAAATTTAATATTTAATGAAGATTATTCAAGAAAAGTTATACCTTTTATTCAACCAGATTATTTTGAAAAAAGGTCCGAAAAAGTTATTTTTGAGGAGATAGTACAGTTTATTGTTGCATATGGATCGGCAATTACCATTGAAGCACTTAGTATTGAAATAGAAAATCGCACAGATCTCACTGAGTCTGATGTGAAAGAAGTTCGCCAAATTAATTCTTCACTGAATGATGCCCCTGTTGATAAGCAATGGTTGCTTGATAATACTGAAAAGTGGTGTCGGGATCGTGCAATTTATTTGGCACTCATGGAGTCTATACATATTGCCGATGGTGTAGATGAGAAAAAGAATCGTGATGCCATACCGAGCATTCTTTCAAACGCTCTAGCGGTTTCATTTGACAATAATATCGGTCACGATTATTTGCAAAATTATGAAGAACGCTATGAATTTTACCATCGTCAAGAAGATAAAATCGAATTTGACCTGGAATATTTCAACAAAATCACAAAGGGTGGCATCCCTAATAAGACTCTCAATATCGCTCTCGCTGGGACGGGCGTTGGGAAATCGTTATTCATGTGTCATGTGGCTAGTTCCGTCTTACTGCAAGGCAGGAACGTTCTCTATATCACTCTTGAAATGGCGGAAGAAAGAATTGCAGAAAGAATTGATGCAAACCTTCTCAATGTCCCGATTCAGCAATTGGTTGATTTACCACGCCAAATGTTTGAAAACAAGGTTACAAACCTTGCAAAGAAAACACAAGGAACTCTTATAATTAAAGAGTATCCTACTGCATCCGCACATAGTGGGCACTTTAAGGCACTTCTTAATGAGTTGGCACTTAAGAAATCATTTAGACCTGATATTATTTTTATTGATTACCTTAATATATGTTCTTCCAGCAGGTATAAGTCAAACCTTTCTGTCAATTCATATTCTTACATTAAGGCAATTGCTGAGGAACTTAGAGGCCTCGCCGTTGAGTTTAATGTCCCGATTGTCTCCGCTACTCAGACCACTCGCTCAGGTTTTGGTAGTTCTGATGTTGAACTTACTGATACTAGTGAGTCCTTTGGTCTCCCTGCTACTGCTGATCTTATGTTTGCCCTTATTAGTACAGAAGAGTTGGAGCAGTTGGGTCAAATTATGGTGAAGCAATTAAAAAATCGTTATAATGACCCTACAATCTATAAGCGTTTTATTGTGGGTATTGACAGAGCGAAGATGAGATTGTATGATTGTGAACAGACTGCTCAGAAGGACATACTTGACAGTGGGCAGGATGATGAGTATAATGATTACGAAGATAAGAAATCTAAAAAATCATTTGAGGGATTTAAATTTTAATCATGAATACTTTGAAAGATTTTCAAGCTGAAAGCACTGCTTCTGGTAGTGAATTTGAAGAATTAGTAAAAGAAAATCTTATATCAAATGGGTATAGAATTATCTCAACAAATACTAAAATTGTTGGTATTGGAGTAAATGTTGATTACGTTGCTGAAAAGGATGGAGTCACCGAATATGGTGAAGCAAAGGGTGGTAAAAAAGGAGGTAAAAAACGTCCTGGTGCTCAACGTACTGATAATGTAAAAAAAGCAATTTGTAATGGTGCGTTACTTAAAGTAAAATATCCACATACAAAATATGTTATATACTTTTCTGATAAACCAAAAGAAGGAAATTCCTCCGACCAAATGATAAAAACAGCTATTTCTGCTGGATTTGTTGATGAAGTTCGTTATTTAAATTACAATTAGGATTATTTTAATGGAAAACGCAAAACATGTTAATTTTGATAAATATGCAGAGTTTGTTGATGCAGTAACTTCTGATGCATCTAAAGACTTCCTTGCACTTTCTGATCGTCTAGTTCAACTTGATGAAAAGGGTGCTAACATTGAGAGACTCCTGACTGCTTCCGTTGGTATCAATGCTGAGGGTGGTGAGTTTATGGAGATTGTCAAAAAGATGATTTTTCAGGGTAAACCTTATAATGAAGATAATCGTGAGCATCTGATTATTGAACTTGGTGATATTATGTGGTATGTTGCTCAAGCATGTATTGCACTTGATGTTAGTCTTGATGATGTAGTTGCTCGCAATGTTCAAAAACTTTTGAAGCGTTATCCTGAAGGTGCTTTTGATGTTTATTTCTCTGAAAACCGTGCTTCTGACGACCGATGACTAAAGAAAAACAAGTAACACTAAAAGTTGATTTGAGAACTGCAGCTGCTGTTCGCCAAGTTCTTTTTGAACATCAGAAAGGACATAGTTATGAATTTGCTTCTGAAAGAATTACTGATATTCGTAAATTCATTCAAGAACTTGATAGTAAAATTGATTCTGTAGTTGCAGAATGACCCTTCGGGGTTTATTGGGGAATTAGCTCATTTGGTAGAGCACCGCCTTTGCACGGCGGGGGTGAGGGGTTCGACTCCCCTATTCTCCACTTGCTCAAGTGGCGGAATTGGTAGACGCAGCAGGTTTAGGTCCTGCCGTTTTTATAACGTGGGGGTTCAAGTCCCTTCTTGAGCATTCTAAATATTTTTAAATATTAAAATTTAGATAATGGATGAATATCTAAAAAAACTTATAATTGAATTTCCTGGTAAAGATTTTAAAGATTTTGTGGGATATGTTTATAGTTCGTTTGAAAAACAAATAAACCTTAAAAAGAAAAAACTAGATAAGGATAAATACATAAAGATAAGAAAAAGTATACTGACATATATTGTTTCCAACGAAAAATTGATATCTTTGCAACTTAATAAAAGTAAAAAATAAGAATGAAAAGTTTTTTCCAATTTTTATCTGAGACATCTTTAGCAGTTCAGCAAGCTCAGCGTATGGGTTTGGATGGAGATGGTCATGGTGGATGGTATAAAAATGGTGAATTTGTTGCTAAGACTGAAAAGGGAAGATTAGTTTTTTATAATAAAAGACAAAAAGTTCCCGGACAAGATCCTGCTCAAACTGCAAAAGAAAAAAATATATCGGATCCAAATTTTGTAGACCCCACTTTGCAGCAACAAAGTGTTCCACCAGAACAAGTTCAGCAACCAGCACCTCAAGAACCTCCGATAGAGCAACCTCAAGAACCAGTATCTCCAGAAATACCAACACCGCCACCGGTAGAAAAAACTAAAGGAACTTTGACAATTGCCTTTGGACGTTTCAATCCTCCTCATGCAGGACACCTTCAGTTGATGGATACTGCTGCTGCATCAGCAGAACAAGAAGGTAGTGACTATATGATTGTTCCCTCACGTAGTCAAGATCCAAAGAAAAATCCTTTAGATGCTGATACTAAAGTTTCTATTATGAGACAAATGTTTCCACAACATAGTGAAAGGATTGCAAATGATGCTAATACAAGAACAATTTTTGATGTCCTTAAAAAGGCACATAATGATGGATATACCAATGTGAGAATTGTTGGTGGTGCTGATAGAGTTAAAGAATTTGATAAACTCTCTAGTAGTTACAACGGCAGTCTTTATCAGTTTGATAATATCGAAGTAGTTTCTGCTGGAGATCGTGACCCAGATTCGGAAGGAATAGAGGGTCTTTCTGCTTCAAGAATGAGACTTGCTGCAGCAGAAAATGATTTCAAAACATTTTATAATCATCTTCATAAAGAAGAACCAGTGATTGATCCAAATACTGGAAAGCAAATTATGCAACCAGATCCACAAACTGGTGAAATGGTTCCACTAACTCAGATGGTTCCTCTTGTTGATAAAAAAACCGCAAAACAAATGCTTCAAACCATAAGAGGAACAATGGGTGTTGAATCTCAGGTTTCTGAAATATGGGAGATTGCACCAAAGTTTGATTGGAAAAATCTTCGTGAGAATTATATATCTGAAAATATTTTTAGAATAGGTCAACTTGTTGAGAATTTAAATACTGGATTGATCGGTCGTATTATCCGTAGAGGTACAAATTATCTAATTTGTGTGACTGAAGATAATATTATGTTTAAGTCTTGGATTAAAGATGTTATGGAAACATTCAAAAATAATTGTGGAGTTCCAGCAGACCAAAGATTGGTAGGTACAGATTCATATAGAGAATATGTTCAATCAATGACTCCTCGTGAGAAAATTAAATCATTCATAAATAAGAATAGGAAAAAGTAAGTATCATTCATCAAATGGCCACTAAAATCTTTGAAGAAGAACAAAATTCCCAAGTTGGAGATGCAAAGCGTCAAGTTGAAAAAAAGGCAAGGCAACTTGTCTATGATTCACGTTATGATGTGAAGAAGGAATTAGGCGGAAAGCAAGTTGCTCCTAATGTCATGCAAAAAATGGTACTACAAAGAATTCAAAAGTCAACATCTATTCCTCAAGTAAAGTTAAGGGCAAGGCAAATGATTTTAGGAGAAGATTTTACATCTCAGTTTAAACAGACTGCATCAAATTCTGTATCAGATGCATTATATAAAGTTTTTATTGAGGGTGTTGAAAAGGAAGAAAAAATTTCTTTAGACTATTATAATGACTTAGTTGAATCTGATGACCACAAATATAAAGTAAGAGTTACTGATAAAACAACTGGTAACTCATATGTCAGATATGCTACTCGTGAAAAAATCTCACAACTGAGAGCAAATCCAAATATTCAATCTGTAGAAATGACTGAATATGGTGAACCTAGAGAGGGTGAAAGAACTAAAGGAAAAGAAACTGCAGCAGCAACGGCAGGTAAAGATTATGATGGTGATGGAAAGGTAGAACCCTCATCAAAGGAACATGCTGGAGTAGTTCACAATGCTATTCAGCGTAAGAAGGGTGGAGTTCCAGATGGTAAAGATACTAGAAAAGAAGGATATGATTTTTATGAGCAGAAAAAAGCAACAAGAACTCAAAATACTGATGAAGTTTTAACTAATGATGAAAAGGGTGCCGTTAATAATGGAGTTGTAAAATTATTTCCCGAAATAAAAGAATCTTCCTACCAAAAATTTTTAAGAGTAATCAATGAAAAGGCGGTAAGTCAAAATCAGCAACAACTTGCTGGAATGGCACTTGCTTATTTGAGAGGTGATATGCCTGATGCAAGTGATGAAGTTAAGAAAATGGCAAAGATGGGTGAAAAGAAACTTCGTGATTTTGCTAAAACAAAGCATGAGGGTATTCCAGAGAAAGTTCAAAAGGAAGAGACTGAATGTAAATCTGGTGGTAAAGAAAAGGAAAAGGATCCCAGAGAACTTGAAACTGAACGAAATTTAATTAAAAATAAACTGAGAGCAATGGGAATGAAAAATCCTATTGTAATGTCTGCTGGATATGAACCAGAAGGTGAAGAGGTAAGTGAAGTTGCTGGTGCTCTGGTAAAAGGGGCACTTGCTTTAGGTGGACTTTGGGCTGCTGGTAAGGGGATGGAATCTCTAAAAGGAAAATCTGATGCAGCACTGAAAAAGGCTAGAGAAACTTCTCCGATTGGTGGAGCTAAAAGAATTCCTCAAATGAATTCTTATGAACCAGAAGGTGAAGTTCTTGATGAACTAAATCGTGCAGCAAGAGAAAGAGGTGAAAAAAGTGGTGGAGACCCTGCAATTGCTGCAAGAAATAAACCACCATTTAAATATGGCGGTTCAAGACAGAAACCAAAAGAGCGTGGAGAAAAACCGGATTCTCCCCATCAGGAGGCTAGAAATAAAGGTATTCTTAGTCCTTTGGAGCATAAAGTAGCACTACGTCGTGCTGCTAGGAAAAGAGCATCAGAGTTTGAGATGGATACTAAAGGAACCTAGTTCCTAAATAAGACAGAACACTCTTCACACGGAGGTTATCATGTCTTTAGGACTTATTTGGGCTTGGATTCTTGCAAATGAGGCAGCAGTAGCTACTCTTTTGCTTGTAATTTCCGAACTTCTTGGAGCAATTCCTAAGGTTAAGGCAAATGGAATTGCATCTTTTGTAATTCTTCAAATTCAAACACATCTCAAGAAAAAAGGTGCAGTAGATCCTACTCCATAAACTTTAATAATGTTTGAATATATGGAGACCTTTATCTAGGTCTCTTTTTTTATAAATATCAATAGAAAAAGAATTTATAGGTAAGACACATGGCTCTTTGGGGCATTTCTACAACTACTGAAACTGCGGCAAATAATTATGCTTTACCAAAGCATTTAACAGAAACTGACCGAAATAACACTCCTTGGAATTGTTTTGCCGATGAAAGGGGGTGGATTTACAGACGTTATGGAACTACTGAGAACTCTGGACTTTCTACAAATTATTATGATGAAGTCCTTGTTCCAGTTGCAGGACTGAACACAACAGGTATTGCATCAAATACAACCGGACTTGGTGCTGCAACTCCTGTGGCAGTCTTCTTTGAAGATCCTTCTTTAAGTAATCCTATTTCTGTAGGTGCTAATGGTGCAGCAGGTATTGCTGGAATCGGTACTGGAACTACTGGATATGTTCATGTTGTATATAATGAATTAGTTTACACTACAGCAGGAGCACAGATTGGAGTTGTATCTTATACAGGCGCTGGTGTAAAAAATCAAACTATAGTTGCATACGCTTCATCTATTGCTCGTGGTGCTAGTGTATTTAATTTTATAAACAACGTTGGGTACGTAACATTTACAAATTATAATGGACAAGTAACAAATAGAGTTGCATTTGCGTTTACTGCTCCTGTTACTGGAATTGGTTCATATCTTGCAATTGAAGTTAGTGGTGGAGTTACTGGAGTTGTCACTGATCTTGTTGGCGGCACTGCAGCAATAAAAACATTAACTGCTGATTTACTTCGCAACGTTGCTGGTGCAGGAACTACAATTGGAGTCGGAATTGGAAGCACAATGCTCAGATTAAGAGCATAATATTACTAAATGTAGAGTATGAAATTTGATGAATTGAATGAAAATAACTATTTGTTATTTGCCATAAAATTCTATGATAACCCGCAAGCAGTTACCAAAGAAGATTTTGAGGATGATTTAAAGCGTATAAAGTATATTAAACGCTTGTTGAAAAAATATAAAAATACAAATGAATTGAAGACTCATTTAATATTGAATCATTTGATAGTTCTTTTTAACGTATTTGGTGAAGCTTGTGTTCCTTTACTATTCTTCAATTTAGAAAAAGATCTTTGGCCAGCGATTAAAAGTTTCTTAATATTTTTAAATCGTATTCCAGAGTTTCCAAAAACTCATATTCATGAAATTGATGAAGATTTAAATTGTTTATCTCAATTAAGAAAAATCTAATGGATATTGATCGTATAATTTCTATAGTTAGACAATTAAAAGAGGAAGGTGTAGCATCTGCACCTACCATGAATTTGGGAGCTGGCGGAATAGCTGGAACTGTAGAGGCAGGTGACAACCCACCAGTTAAAAAAGGTAGAAAAACATACGCAAAAGGTGGGGTAAATTCTCGTAGATGGTGGTTGCAACATTTACAGGGGAGGTAAAATGCCATTTCAAGTCAGAAGATCAGACCTATCGAAATTAGATGTTTTGGAAGCAAAATTTAATATTTACGAAGAACTATCTAGGCAGATGATGGACAAGTTAGAGGTTGCCGTGGATAAAATATCCGAAGCAAATAATAAAATTGCCACTATTCTTACCAAACATGATGAAAGAATTGACCAGACAATTAAGAATGATGAAAATTTTGCCAAACAACTTGACGAATTAAAGGAAGAGAATAAGGAAGATCATAAATCAGTTGTAGATAGAATTCAAAAATTAGAAGTCAAAATAGAAGACCTCATCAAGTTTCGTTGGATAATTGCAGGTGCAGTAATAATTTTAAGTTTCGTTTTTTCCCAATCAACCATGGTTGTTGATATCTTGACCCCAGACGCACAACCTGTTAGAATACAAGGAACGAAGTAATATCCTTTTATAATGGATTTGATTGATTCCAAGTATATTGGTCTTGTTTCATCACGCCTACAAAAATTTAAGAGAGTTAAGGCAGATCTCTACAATTTCCGCTGCCCTATTTGTGGCGACTCTCAGCGTAATAAAACAAAGGCAAGGGGATATATCTATCCTGTCAAGAATAATACAAACTTCAAGTGTCATAACTGTGGTGCTAGTTTATCTTTCAATAACTTTTTGAAAGAGATAGACCCTACGCTTCATAAGCAATATACTCTTGAAAAGTTTAAGGAGGGGTATACTGGTAAGAACTTTGTGGTTGAGGAACCAAAGTTTGATTTTGTGAAACCAGTATTTAAAAAGAAACTGGATTTACCAAAAGCATCAGAGGTTTCTGTTGCTACAGAGTATCTAACAAAAAGAAAACTCAATCCCGAAAAGTTTTATTTTGCTCACAATTTCAAAGAGTGGACAAACACACAAAAACAAACATTTGACACTATCACTAGGGATGAGAGTCGCATTATTATACCATTATACGATTCTGACTCTAACTTAATTGGATTCCAAGGAAGAGCACTTGGTTCTTCTCCAAATAAATACATCACTGTGATGCTCTCTGATGATGCGCCAAAAGTTTATGGACTCGACCAAGTGGATTCTTCGGAATCCATTTACATTGTTGAAGGACCCTTCGACTCCACGTTTGTCAAAAATGCTGTTGCTATGTGTGGGTCCGACGTTGATATTAGGTCGTTTGGTTGGTGCGATTATATTTACGTTTATGATAACGAACCACGTAATCGAGAAATCGTCAACCGA